AGGGAAGCAATTCGTAAAGCAGCCGAAGTCGATCGCTCGTAAGACGGCTTCGTACAGGTGAGATCATGGCGAGTGTGAAGAAGGACGCGATTGGACAGGAGATCCGTAAGTCGTACGCCAAGGGACAGAAGGGCTGCCCGGAGGCGACGACGGATATCCACATCAACCTGAAGAACCGTAACAACGCCATCAAGGAGTACGGCTACGGCCCGTTGAACCCGGAGTCCGAGTCACGGGCATTCTGGGACGAGAAGGCCGAGCTCTGGCAGACCACGGTCCGTGAGGCCAAGAAGGCTCGTTGCGGTAACTGCGCGGCCTTCATCCAGACTCCGCAAATGCTCGCCTGTATCGAGAAGGGGATTCACGACTACGACGAGACGATGGATCACGAAAACTACGCTCCCGATGTCGTGGAGGCAGCGAACCTCGGTTACTGCGAACTGTTCCATTTCAAGTGTGCCGGCGATCGCACCTGTGACGCCTGGCTCGTTGGCGGACCCATCAAGTAGTATGCACAGATGCCTTACTTCAGACTGTTCTTAAAACCCGGTGTCGACAAACAGAACACCGAGTACGGCGCAGAGGGCGGATGGATCGACAGCGATTACGTCCGCTTTCGCTATGGCCTGCCCGAAAAGGTAGGCGGATGGACTCCTTTTAACCAGGAGACAACCTATCTCGTCGGCATGCCGAGCGAGGTATTCACCTGGAACGACCTCGAGGGCGCTCCGTTTCTTGTTGTAGGAACGTCGAAGAAGGTATACGCCGTTTACGGTGGTAGCTGGGGCGACATCACCCCGATTCGCGCCACACAGGTGGGCGTGACTTTCGATACGACCAACACCTCAACAACGGTGACCGTTAACGACACGGCTCACGGCTGTATCGAGGGGGATTTTGTCACCTTCACCAATGTCACGGGCAACCCCGGTGGCATTACAAATGCCAGTCTGACGGGCGAGTTTGAAGTCATTCAGGTGCTTAATGCCAATGAGTACACCATCCAATCGCCGACCGCGGCGACCAGCACGGTCACGGCGGCAGGGTCGGCCGACGCGGCCTACCAGATAAGCATCGGGTCCGACGTCAGTTACTTTGACTTCGGCTGGGGCGTCGGAGCCTGGGGCCGTGGTACGTGGGGCACGCCCCGTACTTCAGGCAGCGGCCTGGCTCTATTCTCGCGCGTCTGGCAGTTCGACACCTTTGGCGAGAAGTTGATCCTGCAATTGGTCGATGGCGGGATCTACGAGTGGACGCCTTCCGCAGCAAATCTCACGGTTCGCGCAACAGCCATTAGCGGTGCGCCGACCAAGAGCAAGTACGCACTGGTATCTACCCCTGATAGACACCTTATCTGCTTTGGAACGGAAAGCACGATTGGAAGCACTGCTTCGCAGGATCCGATGTTCGTGCGCTTTTCTAACCAAGAAGACATCAATACCTTTGTTGCCACTGCCACTAACACGGCCGGCGGACAACGGCTCACGGACGGTAACGAGATCGTCTCGGCGCTACGTTCACGCGGTCAGATCCTGATCTGGACGGACACGTCGCTGCACGGCATGCAGTATCTCGGGCCGCCGTATACGTTTGGCTTCCAGCAGTTGGGTGCCAACTGCGGACTGATCGGGCCTCACGCGTCAGCGGACGTGAACGGCGTGTCGTATTGGATGTCTAAGGACGCCTTCTTCGTGTTCGACGGTACGGTGAAGAAGCTCCCTTGCTCAGTGCAGGATTATGTCTTTGAAGACATCAACATCGTGCAGGCCTCGAAGGTGCACGTGGGCATCAATACCCAGTTCAACGAAGTGACCTGGTGGTACTGCACTGCCAACTCGAACTTTATCAATCGTTATGTCACGTACAACTACCTCGAGAACGTGTGGTCGATCGGCACGATGCCGCGCACTGCATGGCAGGATTTGGGCGTCTATGCCAGGCCGATCGCATCTGATTACGACCCGACGAGCACCGCTGCGACATTGACGACGATCAACGGGCTCACCGCCGGTCGCGCCGTCCTGTACAACCAGGAAGATGGCGTTAACGGCAACGGCTCGGCGATCAATGCGTACGTGAAGTCGGGGTACTTTGACATTGGCGATGGCGATCAGATGCTGTACATGCGCCGGTTTATCCCCGACTTTAAGAATCAGGTAGGTAACCTCACCGTGAGGTTGTTGTTGCGCCCCTACCCGCAATCTTCTGCTGTCCCGAGCTCTTTGGATCCTTATGTGATCACTCCTACGACGGATAAAGTCGACACTCGGGCACGTGGACGGCAGATTAGTTTGCAGATTGAGAGCACGGATCTCAGCACCAACTGGCGCTTTGGCACGATGCGCGTTGACATTCAGCCGGATGGCTTGAGATGAGTAAGATCAACAACGTACGTCTGCCGAACGCGGCTCCGTCGCAGTACAGCGCGGAGTCGTTCGACCAGCTCGTGCGTTCGTTGGAACAAATCATCTTTCAGCTCAATAACACCTACACGCCAACCGTTAGCGATGACAAAGCGGGCGCAGGTTCGTGGTTCGCGGCCGGTTCTGGTGCGGGCGGTGGCTTTGCAGGCGGGGTTCGTGGCTTCCAGTTAAGCAACGGCATCATCCTGCCCCATGCGATGTTGATGTCGGATCAGGATCAAGACTTAACCAGCATCACCACGGAAGAGCTCATCACCTACAACTCAACCCCGGTCGCCAACGGGATTCGTGTTGTGGACAACAGCAAGATCTACGTCCCTTGTGCGGGGAACTATCTTGTTACGATCCGGATCCAGGTTTCTAACCGCGGTGTCGCTACGGAAGAGGTTGAGGTCTGGGCAAAAGACACAGGCGTTAATTACGCAGCGAGTCGGAGTCGTTTTGATATTGCAGCACGTAAAAGCGTTTCGGTGTTTTCGCACGTCGTGCCGACGATCACGGGCATTTTTTCCGTGCAAGACCCTTCCACAAATTACTTGGAGTTTGCCTGGTGGGCGAGCAGTACGGACGTCTTCCTAGAGCACTACGGGACGGACACCAGCCCAACGCGTCCCGCGATCTCGTCCGTCATCCTGACCATCAACTTCATCTCGGCGATATGACATGGCAAACAAGTATCTGCGTCTATACCTAACCCCAAGCGCCGCAACGGAGACGACCATTTACACGGCTCCTGCGGCAAATAACGCCGTACTGTCGTCGCTTCGGGTGACTAACGACAACGCCAGCGTCGCCAACATCAGCGCGGCGGTTTACCCTGCCGGAGGAGCGACGCCGTACAAACTATTGAAAACGTACGCCCTGCCAACCAGCCAGACGATGGACGTTTTCTCAGGCGTCCCATGTGTGCTGATCGCGGGGGACGTGCTCAAGGTGACCGCTAGTGTGGCGGACGTCGATTTCTACCTGTCTTACCTCGAGATCGATCGGACTTGACGAGTGGACAAGACTTGACAACTTGCCCCATAATCCCAGCCATCTTCGCGTCCTTTCCCGGCGCGCGACCCCTTGTTGGGTCTTTGGCACAACCTGGAAAGGACACCTATGGAAGATGAAGGCATCATGGCCTTGCCCCAGGGGCAAGCACCCATGCAAAATCAGGCTCCCCCCAAGAAGCCCGTGTATGTCTCCAGCGCGGACGCATATGACGCCGCTCTCCAGGGATTGGGGATGTCAACTAACGACCCCTCACAGGCCGAAGCGGTTAAGCAGGCCGTCAGGGAGTCGATTGACGAGCTTGCCTTAAGCCCCAAAGAGGTCACGGCGTTACTCGATGTCCTCGAGTACATGTCGCAGCATCCAGAGGAATATCCCCAGCTTCGTCAGCAGTTGCTCGAAGCGGATATGATGGATGAGGACGACCTTCCAGAAGAGTATGACGCGGCCTTTCTAGGCATGGCTATCATGGTGCTCAACGAGTACCAGGCAAGCCGTGCCGAGGGCGCGCAAGCGGCAATGGACATGGGTCCAACCGTCGAGGGCCTCGGCCCAATGCCCATGGCCGAGGGCGGTTTGGCGGACATGGCCAAGTATCTGGCCTCTTACGGTCAACGTGGCGACACGATGCTCGCTCACATTACCCCGGAAGAGGCTCGATTACTTAAATCAATAGGTGGTGCGGGGACACTCAATCCACACACGCAACTGCCTCAGTTCTTCATAAAGAAGCTTTTTAAGGGCGTTAAAAAAGCCGTTAAAAAGATCCTTAAAAACCCGATTTTTAGGGTCGTGGCTACGGTAGCTCTTGCTACTGTTCTCGGCCCAGCGGCCGTCAGCGCCATAGGCGCGATGACTGGAGCGACTGCGGTTGCTGCCGGTACGGCAGGAGCAGCGGCAGGCTTGGGGGGCACCGCATTTGCCCTCTCAACGAGTGCTGCCGCAGCGGCTTCTGCCCTAACCGCAGTAGGCACCTCGGCGGCAGTTAGCGCCATGGCGGGAGAAAAGCTCAACGCCAAGAACCTGTTGGTTAATGCGGCGGCTAGTTACTTTGGGGCCGGCGGCACTGTTGGTAAGTTTGCTCCTCTTAAGATGGCGACCGACCTGGCGGGCCGTATCCCAGGCGTCACGGCAGGCAGTAATGTTGCACAAAGCATCGGTAGCGCCCTAACTAGCGGCGTGGTGGCTCGTGCGGCGGGGCTGAGTTCCGATCAAGCGTTGGCCATGGGGCTTCAGTCCGGCGCTGGAACGTACTTCAGTAACCTCACAAAGCCGTTGGCGGAGTACAGCGATCAGGAACTGAAGGACATGGGGTACTCCGAAGGTGCGATCGGACGTGTCCGCGCGGAGAACGCGCCGCAGGCCGCAGCCCCTGCCGGGGCTCCTTCTGCCCCCGCTGGTACTTCTTCAACCACCCAAACGGCAGGAGAGCAGGTAGCCGGTGGTGCTCCGGGAGAGGTTCCAACGGCCTCCGGTATGCGCGGTGTGTTCACCAAGTTTCCGGAAGACTTCCCGGTGGATGCGGCGACGGGACTTCCGACACAGCCAGCCCCTACGTTCATGGGGCGTTTGCGCGAGGCCGTTCAGTTCCCGTCTTTACAAACAGCCAAGGACGCATTTCTTGTCAATCCGTACGCTAAGACGGAGCTGGGCAGGTTTGTGCCTGCCGCTCTTACGGCGGCCGGTATTGGCGCCTTGACGGGCGGCTTTAAGTCCGAGCCAGTAGACCAAAATCCGCTGTTCAATCGGGACTACACGGGATCCGACTACATCCGCGAAAACCCACAGCTCTTCGGCGGCACACTGGGCCGTGTTGAGGGGATGCCGAAGCCGTACGACCCGATCGTTGCTACGCAATCCTATGGGACACCGCCTACTGCCGCAGCGCCTCCGGTCGTCGTGCCACGCGGCGTGACCTTGCAGCCGCAAGGCATCCCGCAGCCGTACAACGTGGCCGGGCTTTACGGCGTGCCTGAGTTAGCGGCTCCTGTCCGTCAACCGGTGTACATGAACAAGGGCGGTGATCCGTCGAAGTTCCCGCGTAAGACAGGCCCGATCAACGGGCCTGGAACCGGCACGTCGGATTCGATTCCGGCGATGCTGTCGGACGGTGAGTTTGTCTTTACGGCCAAGGCCGTTCGTAACGCCGGTAACGGTAGTCGCCGCAAGGGCGCAAAGCGCATGTACGCCTTGATGAAAAAGCTCGAAGGCGGAGCGGTGAAGGAGTAAGAAAACATGCCAGAAACAGGCGTACAACAGGTAATCAATCGCGAAGCGCCGGATATCGAGGCCTATAAGCTAGATCTTCTTCGCCAAGCGCGCGATCTGGCTTTTAACGTCAAACGCGATCCCACCACTGGCGAGATCACTGGTTCGACAACCCCGCTCTCAGAGCAGTTGCCGGGCTATCAAGTCGCAGGCTTCTCGCCCGCACAACTTGCTGCGATGGGCGCTGCTCAGGCGCAAGGCGTGGGCGGCTACATGCCGTATGTACAGGCGGCGAATCAGGCCGTTGGTGCGGGCCTTCAGACGACTGCCGAAGCCGCCGATTATCTGCGCGGTGCCGATACGCGTCGTCAGTTCACTGACGCCCAGATGGCCATGCAGAACGCTGCATTGGCAGGCTCTGGCATTACCTCTGGCGTAGGCCAGCTCGGAACGGGCCTTGGCTATCTGGATCTTGCTGGCCAGCGTGCCATGCAAGCGGATGTCACGGGCCGCTTGGGCGGTGCTTATCAAGACGTAGAGACGGGCCTCGGTGCGTTGGCCACGGCTCAGAATATGGCCGCTCTGTCCTCGCAAGCGGATGTGCGGCCTGCGACCGCGGCGATCGGACAAGGGCTCACGGGCCTCACCGGTGCGCAGCAGTTGGCGCTTGGCGCTGCGGGTGCGGACTTCGCAGGTTCGCAGGGTCTTTTGGGCGCTGGCATTGGTGGCTTCCAGCCGGGTGCCGCAACCCAGGCCTTCATGAACCCGTATCAGCAACAGGTGATTGACGAGACGATGCGTCAAATCAATCGCCAGGGCGCGATTGCGGGGCAAGGCCTTGCTGCGCAGGCGGTTCGCTCCGGTGCATTTGGTGGCGAGCGCGAAGGCGTGCAGCGTGCCGAGCTCGAGCGGGGCTTGATGGATCAAAAGGCGAGCACGATCGCCAATCTTCTCAATCAGGGTTACTCGCAGGCGCAGGCCAATGCGATGGCGACCTTTGAACAACAGCAGCAGCGCACGATGCAGGCGGGCCAGACGGTCGGTCAGCAGGCCGCGCAGCAAGCGCAGTTGGGACAAGCAGCGGCCGGCCTTTACGGCAACCTCGCACAGAACCAAGTCGCTGCTGGGCAGGGGCTTGGTCAGCTTGGCGTGCAGCAGGCGCAGCTCGGTCAGTCGGCAGCAGGCCTTTATCAGCAGGCTGCACAGGGTTACGGCAACCTTGCTTCGCAGACCGGGGCGCTCGCTGGGCAAGAGTCGAACATTCAGCAGAACATCGCCAACCTCTTGGCATCTCAGGCTGGGCAGCGTGCCAACGTCGCGCAGACCGCTGCCGGCATCTACGGCCAGCAAGCCGGTACGTTCCAAAACATTGGCCAGGGCATTGGCTCTTTGGCTGGTCAGCAGTTTGGCATCGGCCAGAACATCGCGCAGGGTTTGGGTGCACTTGGTGGCCAGTTGGGTCAGCTCGGCATCCAGCAGGGCGCTCTTGGCCAGACGGCGCAGGCGCTCAACCAGGGCGATGTCAACTTCCTGTACAACGTCGGTCAGGCGCAGCAAGCATTCAATCA